CACCCCGCCGTAAATCCGCCAGCCCGCCGCCTTCGCGTGGCTTCTGATTTTCAGCTTCATCCGAACACCGCTCACCTGAATCTTCACCCGGTAGTCCTTCCTCTGCCTTTGCAGCAGAACCACCCGCGTCTTTTCCCTGCGCTCGGTCTTGATCGTCATTTCAATCGGCACGTCGTTCTCGTCCGCGTCGGCGGTAAACCGCAGCACAAAGTCGCGCTTCATGTAGGCCTTGCCCAGATCGAGCCACGGCGTTTCCCACAGGCATTCCATCGGGGCGCCCAGATAGCCGCCGCTCTCCGGGTCGCCGTAGCGAAGCACTTCAAACGGCTCGTCCGCCTGCG